GTCCGCCACACGTAACGAACTTGTCAGTTTTTGCTTTCCAAAGGTTTACTCACAGTATTTTAAAATGCTCACCGTTTCATATACAGATTGCGCCGATGAAGGTAAGACCGCAGTGCGAGAACTGCTGTCGAACTTAGTCGTACGCATATATGAAAACAACCTAAACCACGCGTTTGTGCATCGCTACTTAGTGGATGACGCACAGACGAAACAACTACAAACGTATTTATCTCCGCGCATAGTCCATCAGGCTGTAACCGGCGCGTTGAGATTTTCCTCGCATCCTGTTCTTGCAGTGCTTAATAGCTTTGCAAATGAAATATCACGGGATCTCGCTGAGGAATTTGTAGATCAAGGTTACACCGTCATGACGATGGGAGATTCTGTTAACACCAAAATCACCGCCTCATCCCACAACTGTTTACTGTTGGATACCAACCGTGAACTTTCACGAATCGTTATGACATCGAACTCCAAATCCCCGAGTTCGAAGGCACTTAAGGATTATTCCGTCGGTAAAACCGACAGATGCCTTACCTGCCACTCTGGTTGTCAAAAGTGCTCCTATCAGGCTGATATCTTATTCGCAGTTCATTCTGCTTATGATTTATCATCTCAAGATATCATTGATATCTTCAATAACCATAGTCTTGAGCAAATGTTTGTTTGGATTTACACTCCTGCATCATTCTTTGACCCCAAACTTGTTGGTTTTGACGAGAAGGTCTTCTCCATTACCCAAGTTGGCGATAAAATCAGATTTACTATGGGAGATTTCTCCACACCCTACGTGCATGATAAGAAGAACTGGCACAATTTATGCACAACAAGTGTATATCAAACTCCTAATTTTACTATCACCATGGAGTATATGCGCACACATGGCCCATTAGCGCTCCTGCATTTCACAAAGACACGACCAATGCAAGGTAGTTTATTCATAAACTTCCCCTTAACAAAATTGGTTGGCGATTACGTTTTTGTACCGTGCATGTTAGAATGTGCGGAAAAACATTTTGCAGTTGAGCAGCGCGCGTTACATCATTACCTTGTCCCTTCCCATGTGGCAACCTATTTGATGACATATACAGCGCGAGTTAATGACGAAGGCTATAACTACACTGAGCTTGCGGTTGTTGGTGGCGGCATGTTGCGTTCCCTTAAAATCGGTAACGTAACGTACGCAGATCGTTGGAATGTATCACCACGTGAATTCCACGCCGTCACCATAAGTTTATTTATACTCGGCGCAATCAACCGCGCCGAACGCACTACAACCATAAGTAAAGCCTTCGAACATCTGAAATCATGGCGTAAAAATGACGGTTTATTTTACGAAATTAGAAGTACTTTCTTCAAATTCGTTAATTGTCTACCAACATTCGCCGAGAAACGATTTGATTCAGATGAAAATACAAAACGCCTGTGGCACATGAACGTGCTTTATCCGCAAGATTACACACAGCATAAACAATTTAACGGTACATCAGATGAGCCATCTCCACCAACCGTGACACCATTAGCGCCCTTACCAATACCTCCCGCACCATCAGTATTTTATATACCACCCACAAAACTTAAATTTAAGTGGGAAACTGAAATGGCGCGGCGTAATGATATGCGTAAACTCGCATTCGATTTTATTTGGAAGCGGCGTTGTTTGCCTTATAACCGCATGAATGTTTGTTACGATGATTATCAGCCGCGTTCTTATATCGCGCCACCTGCATTAAATAAAACAAGATTATTAGTGCCCCGCAAGATCCCAAAATATCGTGATGTTCTTGCAAGAGATGACATCAACATACCATATGATGCATACCGTAAAGAGAATGATACAGACTCTATAAATGTTATCACAATTGGTCCTTTCGACCGCGATAGCGACGGATATACCGCTAACACCGAAAATAATTCCATTGACGACGTAGACGAACTCCTTACCGACATCGATGATACTCTTGGCCTAAATGACGCAATTTACGCACGCGACATTGATGTGCCATCAGTTAAAACAGTAGATAGCACCATTAATACATCAACCATCGATGCTGCTTATAAGCGCTCGGTTATCAACACCACCTTTTCAATCAATGCTGATCAAGTTGATATACAAACTATTGACAGCGATTCAAGTGTTGATGACGCCCGTGATCTCACGAGCATGGTTCAAAATGGCCCACCGAATATCTATACTGACCTCGATCTTGACGTGGAACGTGATTACATACTACTACGTTGTGTGCAATATCTTCCTGAAATGCAATGTCCCGAGCGTGCGAATAATTACAAATTTAACACTATAGTTATACCGCGCACCTTTATACCTGGTCATTGCATCATGTCTGCTTTATGGCATTGTTTACCACATAACAATAAACCACGCCAGTCAACAGTTATAAGACGTGTCTACCTTGCGCTTTGTAATATGTATAACTTGGGCGCCGACATCAAATTAGAATGCATTCAAAATTATATTGTTCACGGCACCTGGCAGGATATGGACGCACAGTTCGTCGTTCTCGCCCTTGTCGTTGCGTATGCATGCAATATTGAAGTTAACGGCACCACTGGGTACAAAATGAGTCCAAAAACATACGGGTTTAATTCCGCAAATGGTACCCATAAAATATACTACAATGGAAAAGATCATTACTCTGCGCTACCATCTGGTGGCACCAAGGATAAATTCACCGAATTAATTCGGAAACTTGGGATTGATAAGCACACTGTTTTAGAACTAAGTTGTGCTCCCGGTTCATTAATGCGCATGTTGCTCGATCAAACTGAATGTAATTTGGTTGCAGCGCATTATTCACCTGGTATCCCCGTGGATATGAAGGGTATCCAAACAACAAAAGTTAAATGTCATTTAGATGCATCTTATGTTAACGCCACTGCAGTTACTCGTTCATTCAAGATACTGCCATACAAAAATTATGAACATTTGTACACGCGCGCGCATGGCTTAGGCGACTATGATGTCGTTATTTGCGATGCTGCTGCGCCAACTTGTTCTGAAATCATCGTTAATAACATGATGAATGGCGTAAAACAAGTCCTTAAACCTGGATGCACACTAGTTGTTAAACACTTCTCCCCCCTTCTCTCTATCTCTAAACTTGCCATTATGTTCGACGAAACTGAAGTTTGGCAAGACCCCGACAACAAGAAGCATGGATCAGTTGAGCGTTATACCATTATGCGCGGTTATCGCGCATCTATTAACCCAGATCTCGCACTTCGCGATGTTCATAATCCCTTGAACGAATTCTTATGCACCGCCGTTTTCGAAGTCGATAAGAAGAAACTTATTTCATATATCGACTATTACTTTGAGAAAATCGGTACACATAATTTGCAAGAATTTCGCGGCGCCGGCCTCCCAGCTCGTATTAACTTTGAGTATTGTGCAGGCTACGCTAGTGCTGGTAAAACAACCAAACTCATCGAAATGATGAATGATGAGTACAACAACGACTGGGTTTTCGTCGCTCCAACGCGCAAGCTTATGGAAACACACGTTGAAAAAGGCGCAGTGAGTTACACGCAACACAACATATTTGACACCCGCAATAAATATAAATGCGTTGTCATTGATGAATTCTCGTGTTTCTTTGCTGAATATCTCGCTCTCATTGCCATTCGTTTTCCAGGGGTCCGTATCATCGTAGCAGGCGATGTATATCAAACACCTGCAATTGCTTTCAACACACGCGTGAAATATACAACTTTCGCTGATCTTGGTATTGATAACAACCTTACTGATGTATATGCTGTACCACAAGATATTGCAGCGTTAATACGCAATAAACTTGGTTACGCAATTCACTCAACATCTGAAGTGCAACAGGGTCTTTTCAAATGGACAGATGCAATTGATAAGCTCAAAGGCTTGCAATTCATCTGTTTTAATGATTCAACCCAGAAACAATTGCAGAAGGATGGTTATCGTGCGTCTACCATAACCACTTACCAAGGCTCGCGTGATCGTGATGTCGTCTTTTATATCGACGATAAAGCAATCCATTCATCATTAACAAGTCGAACTCAATGGGTCTATACAGCTATGACCCGTGGCACACATAGTATAATATTGTACGGTAACACACAAATCTTAGAAGCATATTTTAACATACATGGTACTAAGATCCCAACTTATTCTTTCTATTCAAATTTAGATGTTGTTACCGATCAAGTCCCAACTGAAAATTCATTTGAAAATATTGCTCGTGACTTCGTTAAGGCTGAACCTGCACCTGCTATTGCAAAAGACAATTGTCCAATGTACGCCGCTGCAGTGATCGCTTCCGAAGTTCGAACACAAGTTAACGAAGCAACCGCATCACATATGTTTTTATCTCCATCGAGGTTACCTGATGTAATCACCGGTTACTCAAAAGTTGATCCGTTGATGATTCAGGAAACACATAAAACATTTACTGGTTGCCAACTTTTCCCTGACATACCATTCGTTAAGAATCAAGTGAGCAGTGACTCGCGCGAAACAGTGCGCACTTTGTGGACACGTTATACGAAAAGAACACCCATGCTACGTGGTAAGAAATTGAAGGTAACAACAAAATTACTAATGCGAGGTTTTTGTAAAGCGCTATATGGCGATGTAAATAGTCTGCGCAAGCTCAAATATGATTTAAAAGCATCAGAAGATGAGTTGCGCAAATGTTATCGCGACTATTTAATTAGCTTCAACGAAAAATGTAAAGCTAACCCTGGCGCAATGTTGGATATTGAAAAAGAGTTTAATCAGTATGATGAGATTCTCAAATTCGTCAACAAGAAACAATCAAAATATTCTGAAAAAGACGATTGGGATGGTGAAGATAAGGTCGGTCAAGGCGTGATGTCTCTATCAAAGCGTGTTAACATGCTTTTTTCTGCATATGCAAGATGTCTCCTCGAGAAGGTACGCGCCATTGCTAAAGCAAGAAACCGTAACATTATCTTCGCCACGCACGGTTCTGATGAACAATTGTCAGATGAAATAGCAGCACTTATGGCTGAACGTGCGCGCAAAGGTGAAAAATGGTTCTTATGTGATGTATCTGAATGGGATGCATCATTTAATGATGCCATGGCAGGTTTCTCAACTGAATTGGTACGTATGCTTGGTGGCCACATCATAGGTGAATACATACTTGAATGGTTTAAAGCATTCAGGTCAAGCTGGCACGCCGTTATCGCGTCAAAAGCTGGTAAATGTACACTAGATGGCACGAGCAAACAATTCTCAGGGAACCCCTTCACCATTGTCGAGAACACACTGTGTAATGCTGCATTAATGAACGCAGTTTTTGACTTCCATGGGCATGCATTATCCATCTTCAAGGGTGACGACTCAGCGATTTATTGCATGAGTACGACATTTACTTCAGATGGTGAAGCATTGCTTGGCGAGTTTGGTCATAAACTCAAATCATCAATGACAGATATAGGTGAATTTGCCGGTTATTTTATCACAGAACTTGGTTTATTCCCTGACGTTGTACGTAGATCATGTCGCTTCTTAGGTGCGGTGTATCGTAATGAAACACATTTCTTAGAAGCGAAAGTCAACGTTAAGAACTGTTGTTCCACAGTTAAATCACAAGAACAAGTGAATCTCGGTTGCGCTATGACTGCACTCCATTATGAAGGTAAAATCACACACATGAATGCAGTAAATCTCTTCAACTTTTGTCGTAACATCGACGATGTACACTGGTCTAAACTCACACAAGTACGCAAACCAGTACTACGCAGTTAACAACATAAACTGTTTGTATATATATTGTAAATATTGTAAATTTCTATTATACCCAAAAATATCCAGCGCTCCCCTACCTACGCGCTTTCCTTTGCTAAATTAGCTCCATCTCTCGATTTCACACCTAGTATTACACTACATCATTC